CGGCTCCCAGGTAGATTGCTTTGTCTTGCAGGTCCGCGATTACCCGTCTTCGTTGCCATTTCGCCTGCGCCTCACGTTGATCTCGTACTGCCCTGGCTTGCTCTTGCTCAACTGAGATCTGCTCACGCATCTCGTTGAACCGTGTCCAAAGATCTCCCAACTCTGGTGGTGACTGATAGATCATTTGCTCACGCAAGTCAGTCTCCATCTGTCTCAACTGGGTGAGCACAAGGGTACGCTGCAAGGCACGCTCTGCCAGAGAGTCTGCGCCGTCATAGACTTCCTCTTTTGACTTGCGCTCTTCCTCGATGTAGTAATCCTGGATCTGCTGCTGGTGCCGCATGAATTCACCCAAGCGCTTTGCAATGTCTCCCATGACCTGGTTGGGGTCATAGGCAGCAACTTCTTGCACTCGCTTTTGTTCGGCAACGATCTGCTTCTTTTGCTCTTTGGTTGGGTTTGGCCCAAACATTCCAGCAATCTCGTTGACGATCTTTTTAACGTCACCGGCAGTGTTCTTAACGTCTTTGTATGTTGCAATGCCCTGCTTGATCGCGCTGAATGCGCTTGAGGCCATAAGCAAAATACTGATTGGGTCCACATCTTACAAACCAAAGATCTTTGCAAAGAGTGATGCAGCGGCACCAGGCCCGAGCAGCACGGCCACGATCACGGCATAAAGCAAATACTCGATCTTGGTCATGCGCTCTGAACCCTTTGTCAAAGAGTCAGAGATCATCTTGTATCGCTCACTGCAAACGGCCTCATGCACCGCCAGCCTGGTTTCTGTGGAGTCAGTCATTCCAAGGCACACCAGTGGCTTTGACAGGCGCTTTCTGTTCAGCAATCTGATCAGCCAAAGATGCCTCAACAGCGTCTTTATCCACACCATTGGCCCAAATCCATCCTAAGACTGTTTCTTTTGTCAGAGAGGCGTAGGGAATGGTTGCAGTGCCTTCACTCCATGAGCAAGTGCTGTACACAGATGCAGAGTAATCCCCATCTGTTGCATTGCACTGCCAATGAGCAACTGTCACAAAACCATCTGAGGTTTGTCTATCAAGTTGACTGATGTTCCAAGTAATCATGCTGACTCCAAAGCGGTGATACGGGCAGTGAGGGTTGTGATGAGGGCTTGTTGTTCTTGGATAGCTTTGATGAGCATGGGAACAAACACGCTGTACTTCACAGACTTCGTTGTTGTTTCAAGAATATTGCCATTTTCATCACGGTCAAATGTTTCTTCTACCATTGAAGGAAATACGGTTTCCAATTCTTGAGCAACAACACCAATTTGCTTATGTGTGTCGCCAATCAAATTGTAGTTACGCACCTTAACTTGCAATAAATCATCAAGTTTTGGCGTTGCATCAACGATATTTTGTTTTAGCTTGACATCCGAAATTGCGCCATAACTGTTATTGGTATTTTGCACATTGCCCGTTCCAAACACAGCAAATGATCTTGTTCCAGCCGCATTTTTACCCGTATATAGAAAATAAGCGTCATTTGATACTCTTGTTGAAATGGCATTCCATACGCCGGATTTAAATACTTCCAACGCTGAAGAATCTGATGACGCTGTAAGCCCCACCAGCAAGCTACCGCTGGAGTCAATGACCAATCGAGTCGCACCTGCTGTAAGGTCACGAATACCAAAAGCCCCTGTAGGAATATCAAAGTAACTGCCAGAACCCGCAGAAACAATATTGTATTTTTTGCCACTGGTACTTGTGTTATTAAGTATCACCCCAGTAAAGTCAGTTGCTGAACTTTTTAAATCAAGTCTTGCCGCTGGACTTGTTTCGCCAATTCCAAGGTCACCATCGGCATCAAGGGTCATTGCTTGGGTGAAGGTGATTGCGTTACCTGCTGTTTGATTGCTATTTGTGTTGTACCAAGTATGCAATCCACCAATTTGCTCATACAAAGAAGCCTTTTGGCTGCTAAACATCGCTTTCCATGCGCCAGCACCAGAAGGAACACAGTTCATCCCCATTCCAGCAGTCCAGTTATAGGCATTACCATCGCCATAAAAAGTACCTGACTTGCCAATGTTCAAAACTGGAATCGTTGCGTAGCTACTAGGCGTAACACCCACACCCAAATTGCTACCATCAAACGCCAACGCACTACCCGTAGTCAGAACCTTTGAGCCATTGAGATAGGCCACACCATTGGCTGTGCCTGCGCTGTTGGTCAGTGAACCTCCAATCGCCAGCGTCTTGCCAGATCCGACATTCAGGCCAACGCTGGTGCCGGTGCCATTGGCCGTGAAGACTGCGTCAACGCTGTCAAGGTCAGTATTGATCTTTGTGCCCCAGGTGTCGGTGCTTGCACCCACCTCTGGCTTGGTCAATAAAAGGTTGGTCGTTGTCGTATCTGCCATTTTTTACCCCTATGTGGCCTGCTGCCACGATGTTGAATTGTCTGCGATCTGAGTCCAAGTCTCTGACGTGTCTGACTCTGGTGTCCATGTCTCTGCCGTGTCGGACACTGGCGCCCATGTCTCTGGTGTATCTGACTGGGCGGTCCAGGTTTCAGACGTGTCTGGGATCGACCCCCATCCAAACCCAACCATTGCCCCAACAGATCCAACTGCCTCATTTCCGATTATCGCAACCTCAATGACGTTTGACACACTGCCAACAGATCCAGTCCCAGAAACACCTGTAATGGCCTGGAATGAAATGACCTCGGCAGACATAGTGTCAACAGCACCCGTGGCAGCGTTGCCAGTTGTGGCCGTGGACAGGGTTACCCCAACAGAGTCAACTGCACCCGTGGCAGCGTTGCCGTTGAGGTCAATTGACCTGGCAGGCGCAACAGTGCCAACGGCCAGCGTGGCCGCATTGCCCGTGACTGCTTTGGATGAATCTGGCGCCAGCGTGCCAACGGCACCCGTGGCCGCATTGCCCGTGATGGCAATGGTGATGGTGAGCGTGACGGTTCCGACATTGCCGGTGGCAATGGTTCCATCTTCTTGAATTGATCTGTCGGCCAGGACGCTGCCAACGGCACCCGTGGCCTGGTTGCCGCTGATAACGACATTGCCTATGCCGTAGACGCCCCTGCCGTAATAACCTGTGCCGTAAGCAGCCATGGTGCTGCCCCTGCGTTACGCCAGCCGAATCAGGCCAGTGCTTGCATCATTGGTTGGCATGGTCAGCGTAAAGGTTCCAGCAGTCACTGTCTGGCTGCCGAAAGTGTGGACGCTTACTGCCTTGTTTGACTGGGTCGAGTTGTAGATCAAGACCGCATCAAAGGCCGTAGAGAGGGTCACTGCGCTGTAGGTGATGCTGGCGCTGGGGGTAACGAATGCCGTAGTCCCAGAGGTGCTTGGGGGCGTGCCAAAGGTTACTGTGACGCCGCCAGCCGTATACCCGGTGCCAGACACTTCATTTGTCGCGCTGTATGCCGTAGTGGATGCATTGACGGTGGCGCTTGCTAGGTACAGCGCAGCCTTGAAAGTGTCTGCCGTGGTGGCAGCTCGGACAACGCCAGTGCCAAAGTTGTGGTGGCCGACAAGCAGCTCACCCTTGAAACTGGTACAGAGAGATTGCGTGTTCGCCATGACTTAATCCTCAAATTTGTTGACTGATGCCTTCGGCAAAGACGCCGCGCTTTAGCACCATGTTGACTGATCGATGGACCAACTCGCCCTCATGCCAATACTCAACCCAGCTCGTTGTCTCGGTATCAGTATCAATGGACCCCTCACGCTTTTCCAGCAGTGACTCGTCCATCTCGCCCTTGGTTGTCGTTACCATTTAATCACCCAAATGTTTTTGCCCTGGTCAGCAATGCACCTCCACTGGTTGAACCTCGATCATCTGCAATCTGCAACTGATCAAGCCCCGCCTGATACAGCGCTGACCACACTGTGATTCTCGCATCATCTTGCAGGTAAGGCGCAGCCTGGAGCAGGGCGCCATAGAGGTAAACGTCAGGCGCTTGCGCCAGCAGCCAGTTGGTTGTCACGGTCGATGACAACTTTGACAACTTTGCGTAATAGGCCAGCTCGGCAGTGTAGGCACTGTCAGGGATCGGCAGCACCCGGATCTGGCCTCCAACAATGCCAAAGAAGATCGGCACGCCACTGGATCGGTATTGGGTGCTCAGGTTGTCGAGTGAATCAATCGTCTCAAAGGTCAAAGGCGTGATGGGGTTTGTGCCGGTGAGCTTGATTGACTTCGTCTCCAGAAAGTCATCAGGCACTGCGCTGTACTCGGTGGCAATCGATGCAGTAGATCTCACGATCATCTGCCGGGTGCGCAGTTGGCGCTCAATCTGAGCCTCGGCCAGCGCGATGAAATCAGGGATGACCGTTGTCAGGTCAGTGCGGTTGAGCCAATCGCCAACTGATGTTTTCAGCTCGTTGTATGTGGTGAGTGCCATCAGCTTGCCTCTTTTTCCATTTCCTCTTTGACGATCCAGGTGTGCTCATGCTT